CAATTCGCCCTACCCGGCAACGCCGTGGGCCAGACAAGGTAATCCTGTTATCTCGCCGGTGGTCATTCATTCGGGGACGTATGTCGGCAATGCCGTGGGGGTCGACCTACTCTTCCGGGCTCCGGTGCATTGGGGCTGGATTCGACGGACGACGACGGGCGCCGGAGTGCCTCGAGCAACTCGCTGGTGGAGCTCGATGCTGGCTACGCATATGGGGAGCCAGGAGCGGACGCTGTCGAGTCTATCGATCGAGCGGAAGATTAACGGGGCGTATGTGCCACCGGCGCCAGCCGGGCCAAGTGGCAGCGGGCCGATGCCGAATCGCTCGAGCGAAGTCGCGGCGATCGTCAACATCCCGGAGAACCTCGAGAGCCTTGACGGCACCGACGAGGGCAAGCGGGAGCTCGCGCGGCTGGTGGCTCGAGAGCTCAACGCCACGATCCCGGCAGATGGCAATAATTGGGGGCTCCTGATCAAGAACGATCGGACTCCGCCTTTCATCGTGACGGACATCATCGTGTGGCTGCCAACCGGGCAGCATGCGGACATCCTGACGGACACCGGGCCAACGTGGGTCGAGCATCCACCGATCCCGCCTGAGTGGGCTTGGCTCGCGGTCGCCGCGGAGGGCACGCAAGAGCAGCAGACCGTCGTCAGAATCAGCGGATCCGATCCGGAATCGAACGAGAGCGGCTCGACCTACGCCTATGTGTTCGTGTCGGATCCAGGGCAGCGGTTCCTCTCGAATGTGAATTTCGGAAACCTCAACACGAGCCTGCCGGTTAATCATCCGCTCCACTACGCGGATTACACGCCAGACGCGGGCTTCTTCATACTCGAGGAGCAGGGCACCGACGTTACAAACAAAATGACGTTCAAGGGGCCCGGAAACGCGGTCGACGACGTCTCGCTCTTCGATGCGACGCAGATTGCGGCGGCGCTGACCTTTGGGGCGGGCTTCCTCACGGTGCGGTCTGGTATGTCGATCGGCCAGGTGTATCACGGCACGGCCGGGGCGCTCTGGCGGATGGACGACGGCAGCGACGATCCCGGGAAGTTCAACGTCGTGCGGGTGGTGTCATGGGTCGGCAACGGGATCAATCCGCGGACGATCAATCTATTCGGCGGCGCTCTGCCGGCGGCGACTGGCTACCGTCCCAAGTGGGCGCTCGTCATGGCGAACACGGGCGGAGCCGCGGGCGTGAACACGAAGGATCCATCAAACACAAACGCGCAATCGACGCAGATCGACAACGGCACGCAAGTGGCTAACGGGATCACCGGCGGAGCTCCTGACGCGATCATCGTCGGCGCTGCGCTCAACGCCAACGGCGTGACTCATCAAGCGTTTGTCCTGATGACGAACATTGCAGGCGGCGCGGATGGATGGGGCGGCCACGGGGAGGACGTGCCGGTCGAGCCTGACACGCCGGTCGGAGAGGGGCCTTCCGGTGACGTGCCAGAAGAGCCAGAGCCGGATCCGGGTGGCGATGCAGGCGACGGAGATACGCCAGGAGATCCAGGCGGAGGCGACGACGATATCGACACCGACCTGGCGCCGGAGTGCCTACCGTTCACGAAGCGGGTATTTAATCGCGCGCTCTCGAGGATCGGCATTTCGACGCCTGTGACCGATGGGGTTGCCACAGAATTGACGGAAGCGGCTCAGCTCTGCCGGCTACATCTAGCCGCGGCGATCCAGGAGACGCTCCGCGATTTCCCGTGGCCGTTCGCGACTCGTTACGCGACGCTCCAGCTCCTCGGCGGAACTGTGGGCGTGCCAGTGAATCGAGACTGGCAGTATTCATATCGGCGACCGTCCGACTGCATCTTCGAACGACGGATCGCGGTTGTGCGTTCTGGTGCCGTCGATCCGACTCCGCCGCCGTTCCAGCTCAGCTTCGACAACACCGACGGCCGGATCTTCACGAATCAACCGGCGGCCATTCTGGAATACACGGCACGGCCTGATTGTTCGGCCGGACGCGGCGATCCGCTCTTCGTCGACGCGCTTACGTGGAAGCTCGCGTCGCAGCTTGCGGGGCCTCTTACGAGGGTCGCAGACGTGACGGTCATGTGTGAGGCGCAATATAAGGCGGCGCTCGACAAGGCGCTCGAGGTGATTCGGCCAGGGAATCCAGGGCCGCGGACGTCGCTCGATCCGACGAGCATCGATCAAGGCCAGGGTTGTATCGCCGCGAACCTCGCCGTCGCGAATCGTGGGCTCATTCGGATCGGCTGTCGCACGATGGCGAACATGGACACAGAGCAAAGCCGAGAGGCGGAAGCTGTGCGGGTGATCTTCGAGGCAGAGCTCAGGGCCACATTGCGGGCCCATCCGTGGGCGTTCGCCACGAAATACGACGACGCACTCCGGCTGATTCGTGGGCCGTTTCCAGGCGTGGGACTCGTCCAGGATTGGAGCTCGACATCGGCCTATCCGATCGGCGACTCCGTGATTCTGGCGGGCGTCGTGTATTACGCGATCGCGCCCAACTTCAATCAACAGCCGCCTAATGCAGCGTTCTGGTCGACGTCGGCCACACAAGGGGCTAACGAAGATTGGACGTATGCCTACCGTGTCCCGCCGGATTCGGTCATGGTGAGACGGATTGCTCGAGCGGCGGGCCTCGAGGGGAGTGAGGGCTGGAATTGGAGCGCGGGGAATCTCTCGGGCGGCCAACGAGCCTACGACCGACAGCCGCCGCAGTATCGACTCGGCCAGGACGTCGTCGGCCCGTTGCTCTTCACGAACACGCCAGATCCCACGATCGAATACACGTCGCGCCTGGCGTGCGCGTGCGGGCGAGCCGACGAGCTCTTTAAGGATGCGCTCGCCTGGCGCCTGGCGGCCTCGCTCGCGCCGTCGCTCATGCAAGTCGACGCAGAGGGGGTCGAGCAGCATGGCCGCGGACCACAGGACCGGCCGCGGGAGCGTAAGGCAAACGAGGCGCGGTTTCGAGCGGCCGCGGCTGATGCCGCCTGGCGGATGTATGCCGGGATCATTCTCCAGGCTCGAGCCGCGGACATGAAAGAGCAGCAGCAAGATCCGAATCAGGGGGATGCGGATTGGATCCTTGGGCGCGAATAGATGCCGACACAAAAGGAAACCCTGATCCAGCGGTCCTTCGGTTCCGGCGAGCTGGCGCCAGCGCTCCACGCTCGAGCCGATCAGGCGACCTACGCGGCTGGTCTGAGACAGTGTCGGAACTTCCTCGTTCGGCGATCGGGCGGCGTCGCGAATCGGCCAGGGACGCGGTTTATTGAGGTTTGCAAGACGGCCTCTCCCACGGTCCAACTCCTGCCCTACCTGTCAGAGATTGCCGGCGACAGCGTTCTGATCGAGAACGGCGCCGGTTACTTCCGATTTTTCAAGAATGGCGCCGCGGTCACAGTCGCGGGCGTCGCGGCCTGGTCCGCGGTGACGTCGTATGTGATCGGCGACCTGGTCGTCGAGGCGGGAGTCAATTACTACGCGAAGGCGCCGTCGTTGAATCAGGTTCCGCCGAATGCGACCTTTTGGCATCCGCTGACGGCCGACATCTACGAAGTGCCGTCACCGTTCGGCGCGAACCTACCGTATTGGTCCCAATCGGGCCGGATCATCACGCTCACGCACGAATCGGCGGCCATGCACGAGCTAGAGTTCGTGAACCTCACGCTCTGGATCATGCGGCCGGTCGTCACAGAGCCGTCGATTGCTGAGCCAGAAAACCCGGTGCTGACACCTGGCGGCGGGCCAGGGCCAGGGTCGCGCCAGTTCGCGTATCAGATCACGGCTGCGCTAGCGGAAACCTACGAGGAGAGCGAGCCGTCGGCGAAGGTCGTAGCGGTTGGCATCAATGAGCCGACTCCGGACGATCCGCATGTTCTCACCTGGGATCCCGTGGCCGGAGCCGCCGAGTATTACGTCTACTGCGATCCCTATGGAAATGAAACGTTCGGCTTGATCGGGACAGCCACGGGCGTGACACAGTTCAACGATGTGGGCTTTGTGCCTGATTTCGCTGTGACTCCACCGCTCCCGCGGGCTCCGTTCGCGACGTCGAACAATTTCCCGAAAGTCTCGGCGAGCTATCAACAGCGGCGGATCGTGGGCTATACGAACGTGTCGCCTGATGCAATCTTCGGCTCGAGGGTTGGGTTCCGATCGAATTTCGGAATCAGCTCGCCACTCCAGGACGACGACGCGATCACGTTCAAGATCGCAGGGACGCATCATCATCCGGTTCGACATATTGTGGGACTGAAAGACCTGATCATCCTGACGGACGCCGGAGCGTTCATTGTCACCGGCGGCCAGGATGGCGTGCTGGCGCCGAATACCATCAACCCGGAACAGATGACCTACAACGGAGTCAACCCGGTGAAGCCGGTCGTTATTGGGAATGCGCTGGTGTATCTGCAAGCTCGAGGGTCGGTGCTCTACGATCTCCGATTCGATCAACAGGTCGAGGGCCTGGGCGGTCGCGATCTGACAATCCTCTCGAGTCACCTATTCGACGGGCACACGATCCGGAGAATGGACTTCGCGCAGATCCCGGACTCGACGGTGTGGGCGGTGCGCGAGGATGGCGTGCTCCTTGGGCTGACCTATATCCGCGAGCTCGACGTGTGGGGCTGGCACCGCCACGACACGGACGGATTCTTTTGGGAAGTGTGCGTCGTGCCGGAAGGCGGCCGGGATTCGGTCTACTTCATCGTGCGGCGCACCATCGACGGGAACACGGTCCGCTACATCGAGCGGCTCGAGAGCCGGGAGATCATCAACTTCGACGTCGACGCGTATTTCGTCGATGCGGGGCTGAGCTACAGCGGGGCGCCGGTCAATAATGTGACGGGACTTGATCATCTCGAGGATGAGATCGTCGCGGTCGTCGGAGACGGAGCGGTGATTTTTGACGGCAACCCGTCGGGGCTCAATGCGGCCAACTTCCTCGTCACGGGCGGCACGCTGCCGGTCAATCTGCCGGCGAGCTACTCGAACATCCACGTCGGGATGCCGATCCGATTCGCGGAGATCGAGACGCTGGATCTCGACGTGGGCGGAGCAGCGGTCCGGGATAAGATGAAGAAGATCGGGCCGGTCACGATACTGGTCGACTCGAGCTCGCGGTCGTTCATGGCCGGGCCTGATGTGTCGCATCTGCGGCGCTACGCTCCGCCGCCGTTCGAGCCGGCCGCGGATGCCTTCACGGGACAGATCGAAGTGAACACCACGACGAAATACGACAAATACGGGCGCGTGTTCATCAGGCAAACGGATCCGCTCCCATTGACGATCCTCGGTGTGTTGCCGTATACAGAGCTCGGAGGGTAGGGATGCCTGATATCAAATTGAAGTCGATGAAGATCGACGCCAAAGAGCAGGAGACAATGTCCAAGCCGACGGCGCTGGTCGATCGGCCGTCCTATCCGTGGGGCCTGGGGCTGAATCTCGACAACGAGACGCTCAAGAAGCTCGAGCTCGGAGGGCTGCCGCCGGTGGGGCGTTCGATGATTCTGGTCGCCAGGGTCGACGTGGTGAACGTCTCGGAACACGAGGCGAAGGGCGAAGATGGCAAGACCGTGGCGAATCGACACGTCGGGCTCCAGATAACAGAGATGGGGCTCGGCGAGAACGAGGACTCGGAGAAGCCGGCCGCTCAGGACGTGCTTTACAAGAAGTAGATCGATGGCACTCTTCACAGCTCTAGCAATCGGCGGGATCGCGCTGTCGGCATACGGCCAATGGCGAGCGGGGCGTGCTTCCAAGAAAGCCGGAGAGGCGCAGCAGGAAGCCAGGGAAGACGAGGCGCAGCTCGCCGAATACAACGCGAGCGTCGCGCAGCTCCAGGCGGATGATGCGATCGCGAGAGGCGCCGAAGAAGAGTCGAGGTTTCGAGAAAGCATCGACGTCATGGTCGGGTCGCAGCGGGCCGGGTTCGCCGGCGCGAACGTCGACGTTGGTTTCGGTTCGGCTGTCGACGTGCAAGCGGATACGCGCTACCTGGGAGAGCTCGACGCGCTAACGATCCGGACGAACGCGGCGCGCGAAGCCTGGGGCTTCAAAGTGCAACGCGAGGATCTGACACGGCGCGCAGCGATCGCTCGGAAGACGGGAGAGTATCAGGCGGCCGCGGGCCGTGAGGCGGCGACGCAGAGCTATCTCGGAATCGCGTCAACGGTCGTCGGAGGGACGACGTCGCTTATGCAAGCCCGTTATGGGATGACGAATCCGAAGGCGTAAGGATGCCAACTGTTCAAACCTACCGCGGGCGCCAGGTCGGCACGGCCGCGCTGCCGGGCGTCCGGAAGGTCGCGGCGGAGACGGATCTCTCGACGGGTGCCGGGTTACAACTGGCGAAGGCGCAGACGGGGCAAGCGATCGCGCAGCTCGGCGGAGTCATTACGAAAGTCGCGGTCCAGGCGATCGAGCAGGAGCGTCAGAAGGCCGACACGGTCGCAATCCTCGAGGCAGAGAACGAGCTCGCCAGGTGGGAGCATAAGCGGCTCTACGATCCGGCCGGCGGGGCGCTGACTACGCAAGGCAAAGCGGCTATGCCGCTCCCGGAAGACGTCGGCCGCGAATATGAGGAAGTGGCCGGCGAGATCGGGAAACGGCTGGCGACGCCACGACAGCATCAGCTCTTCGAGAAGATGCGGATTAACCGCGGGCTGAATCTCGACCTGACGCTCCGGCGGCACGTCGCCGGCGAGATGCAAGAATACGCGGCCGACGAGCTCAAGGCGAATGTCACGAACCATGTCAATGAAGCGGTCGCAAGTGCGAATGATCCGGCGCGGATCGGTCAGTCGCTCCAGCAAGCGATCACGTCACTCCAGGCAGGCGCACCGGCGGCCGGGATGGGCCCGGCTGAGCTCGAGGCGGCGATCGAGGGCGTCAAAACAGAGACACATACGGGCGTGATCAATCGGCTGCTCGCGCAAGGGAAGGATCGCCAGGCGCGGACCTACTTCGAGGGCACGCGGGATCAGATCGCCGGCCGTGCACTCCCGCAGATTGAGAAGGCGCTCGAGGCAGGAACGACGCTCGGGGAAGCGCAGCGGGCCTTCGATGAGATCACGAAGGCCGGCGGAACGTTCGCGGAGCAGCGGGCCAAAGCCAAAGCGATCGAGGATCCAGAAGTGCGGAAAGAGACGCTCGCGCTCGTCGAGCACGAGGAGATCGTCAACGATAAGCTCGAGCGAGATCGGGAAGAGAAGACACTTGTCGACGCCTACAACGTCGTCGACAAGACGAAGAGCGTTACAGGGATCAACCCCGCGGTGTGGGCCTCGATGGATGGGAGCCAGCGGTCGGCGCTGCACCATTACGCCAAGATGCTAGCGGCGGGGAACGGGATCAAGACTGACATCGAGACATATCAGGCGCTACTCGATCAGGCGGCCAACGATCCGCAGACGTTCGCCGCTCAGAACCTTTTGAACTACCGCGGCAAGCTCGACGACGTCGAATACAAACAAGTGGCACAGCTCCAGCTCTCGCTCCGCCAGGGCGATCGAAAGGCGGCCGATGATGCTCTCGCCGGCTACCGGACGGAATCATCGGTCATTGAGGATTCACTCCGACAAGCCGGGATCGATCCAGCGGACAAAAAGAAAGCCGGGCCGGTCGCATTCCTACGGCAGCAAGTCGCGGAGAGAGCCGCGGCGCTCGTCCAGGTGACTGGCAAGAAACCGACGAACGCGGACATCCAGGGTATTGTCGACGAGATCCTTCAGAAACCGATCTCGGCTGAGGGCTCTTGGTGGCGGCTCTGGACGCCGGTCGAGAAACGATTGATCGACCTGACGATTAGCGACGTGCCGGCGGCCGATCGGGCGCAGATCGAGCAGTCGCTCAAACGACAGGGCTGGATCGTGAACGACCAAACAGTGCTGGATCTATACCTTCGGAACCTCGCACGAACCGGGCGCTAATGCCAGCCAATCACTACGACGAGACGCTCGCCGCGATGGCGAAGCCGACTCCCGCTGAGCCGGTGAACCCCTACGACGCCGTTCTGAAGGAAAAAACAGACTACGGAGCGGCGGCGCTGAAAACCGCGATGACGGTTGCGGTCGAGAAAACGCCAGAACAGGCGGCTCGAGCGGCTGAGCTCTCCAAGCGGACCGGACTCCCGGTGTCAGTCGTCGAGCGGAACTTCGACGCGATCGAGAAGCGGGCGAAGGTCGAGGAGACGGAATACACGCGGCTACTGCGCGAGACGCCCAACCTGGCGAACTGGCTCCAGAAGGATCCGACGAATGCGGCCGTCGCGCAGGATGAGATCCCGAAGCTCGAGCAGATCGAGCGGACGGTGTCATTCGCGGCGAGCCTGCGGTCTGGCGTCGATCAAGTGCAGGGCTCCTGGTATCGATCGGCGCAAGCGATCGGCGAGCTCGTCGGGTCTGAGACGGTCGCCGGCTACGGAGCCGCGGGCGCCACGCGGGAGGAAGCGGAGCGAGCCGCTCGAGGGCCAGGGCTCCCGCAATGGACGAAGGGCGAGATCAATAACGTCGGCGATTTCGTCCAGTGGTTCAAGGGCATGGTCGGCGAGCAGATCCCGGTC